GAAACATTTGAGGAGTTTTTGAAGTTAATATACTGTGCGTTATCTAAGCTAAGCCCATCCATCGTGGCTGTGCCAGTAACGTCTATGCCTGTGGCTGTGGTGGCTAGTTTGGCTGAGCCGTCATAGTAAAAAGTAGAAGCACCGTTGTTAGCAAATTTAGCAAAGAAATCACTAAAGTCTGCGCTAAGAAACTCTATGTCCGCACCAACTAATCTTAAACTGCCTGTTCCTGCGTCTTGTATATAACTGTGGGTTCCTGAGTGGAAGATTTCTAAATCATCACTAGCACCAAAAGTAGCCTTGTCATTGTCGCCCAATGCTATGCCGCCGTTGGCTGTGATTTCTCCAGTAACTGTTAGAGTGCTAGGGTTAGTACCAAGCTCTACAATAGCACCTGCGTTATCTTCAGTAAATAATCGTTTGTCAGCTACGTTGACTGCCAGTTCACCCTGTACAAGATCACTTGCTGTTGGAACGGCAGAAGCAGTAGAGCTGTTCTTTGTTACAATTTTTGTTGCCATAGTTATATACCCTTAGTATGTGCCGCCGTTCAGCGTACCAGTAGTCATGTTGTCTGCGTTAAGTGTTGAGTTAGATTGTAAAGCTGTGTCAGCCTTTGTGCCTTGTGCTGCTGTAGCATAGTCCGTAGCCGCTGTAGTAGCAGCAGTGCCTAGTCCTAAGTTAGTTCTAGCTGTAGATGCACTAGCCAAGTCAGATAAGTTGTTAGCCTTCAGAGCTGCTGTAGACAACTCCGCTGCCGCCGCTGTAGCACTGTTAGCTGCATCTGTAGCACTGCTGGCTGCTGCTGTAGCACTAGAGGCTGCGTTAGTCTCAGCAGTCTCAGCGTTAGTCTCAGCAGTCTCTGCATTGGTCTGTGCTGTCTGTGCTGCTGTAGCACTAGCTGCTGCATTGCTTGCCTGTGTAGACGCTGTAGAAGCACTAGAGGCTGCATTGGTAGCACTGGTAGCTGCCTCAGATGCTTTAGTGGTCGCTGTACTAGCTGACCCTGCTGCTGCTGTAGCACTGCTGGCTGCGTTAGTCTCGCTAGTGGCTGCGTTAGTTGCGCTAGTGCTTGCCTCTGATGCCTTGGTAGTTGCAGTGCTTGCAGAGGTTGCTGCATTGCTTGCAGAGGTTACTGCTTCAGCAGCCTTGGTAGTTGCTGTAGTGGCGCTAGAGGCTGCGCTGGTAGCAGAGCTTGCTGCATTGGTAGCACTGGTGCTTGCTTCGCCAGCCTTAGTAGTAGCCGTAACTGCACTAGCTGCTGCATTAGTGGCTGATGTAGCTGCCTCACTAGCCTTGGTAGTAGCTGTTGTAGCACTGCCTGACGCTGCTGTGGCGCTGTTGGCTGCATTGGTAGCTGAGGTAGCCGCTGCACTAGCATCCGCAGATACAGAGGACTCTGAAGCAGCAGCCGCTGTAGCACTTGCAGCAGCATTGGTGGCTGAAGTAGCTGCACCACTGGCTGAACCAGACGCTGCCGTAGCGGAACTAGAAGCAGCCGTGGCTGAAGAGGAAGCATTAGAGGCCGATGTAGCAGCATTGCTTTCGGAGGTTGAGGCATTGCTGGCGCTAGTCGAAGCCTCTGATGCTTTAGTCGTTGCCGTAGAAGCACTGTTAGACGCACTGGTTGCGCTTGTAGCGGCTTCTGAGGCTTTAGTAGTAGCTGTGGTAGCACTAGCTGCGGAAGCCGTCTCAGAGGCTCCTGAGGCTGTCTCAGAGGCACTGGCTGCTGTAGCACTTGAAGCAGCACCTGTAGCACTGGTGGCTGAGTTAGTCTCTGATGTTGCTGCGGCAGTCGCTGAGTTAGCCGCTGCTGTTGCGTAGGCTGCAACACCTGTGGCGCTGTTAGCTGCATTAGTAGCAGATGTGCTTGCTTCAGCAGCTTTAGTTGTAGCTGTTGTAGCAGAGTTAGCCGCATCTACTGCACTAGCGGCTGCATCACTTGCTTTCGTAGTAGCTATCGCAGCTTGGGCTGTAACAGCAGATATAGTAGCGTCCGTATTGGAATCGCCAGCACCACCGTCACCTCTAAATATAGCCATTGTAGCTCCTACGAAAACAAAAGAAAGGGAGAATAAAGAAAGGGGGACTCCGAAGAATCCCCCAGTTTAGCTTATACTACAGCTAGGGTGAAGCCTGCTTCTGGACGCATTACTTGACAACCGTAAAGCGTATCAGCAGTGTACAGGGTTCCTAGGAATTCCTGCTTGTACTGAGTCTGAGAACGTACAGCCTGCTGCTCTGCAAGAACATTGGTGTCCTTGTGGATCAGCTGAGCGCCACGGATGGAAGCACCACCAGTAGTGTCAATGACAGGTACGTTAGTAGAAACATATACGTCAACACCGTACAGGTTACCAATCTTGCCAGTCTCTACGCCTTTGCCATTAACAAAGTCAGTAGAAGTGTAGCGATCAATACCCATGATAGCGTTACGCAGTGAGGGTGGTACAACGAAGCTACGACCGTCCATAGGAACGTCTGCATCGTCCATCTTCTGAATCAGCGCACGGAACGCAGCGTCAGAGAATGCACCAATGTCAGCAGCACCGTCAGCGTCAAATGCTTCAAGAGCGCCAGAGGTAGTGTTGATCTGGAAAGAACCAGAGTTAACGTAGCTAGAGCCATCGCCATCGCCGAAAGACTTAGCCAGTTCAAACAGATCGTTGTCAACCTGCTTGGCCAGACCGTAGCCAGCGTCGCCAGTATAGAACTGACGCAGAGAAGCGAGAGCCTGTACTTCGGTGATGTCTTCAATCAGACGAGAGAACTCAAAGTGCTTGTTGATGTTGATCAGGACTTCTGACTCAACAGAGTTCTGGATAGTTACGGCAGTCTCTGCAACTTTAGCGTGAGCTGAACCACGAGTAGGCTTAGGAACGTGAATGGTGTCACCTTTCTTGCCAGTCATGCTCATCTTCTTGATGAGGTTAGCCATTACAAGATTGCTCTTGTATGCAGCAATTACTTCGTCACTCCAGATTTCTGGGATAAACTTAGCGGCGCTAGTGTTGTCTACTGCTCCGCCCATATTGGGATATACTGATGTAGCCATGATAATACTTCCTTAAAGAGATTTAGTTTCTGACTCTCCCTTCTTGGTATGCTTGCATGATCTCGTCAGACAAAGACAAATACCTATCAGGGTCGGTCTGCATTAGTTTAATAATGTCTGAGCGTCTATAAACTTTACGACTTGCTGCTTCACCGCTGCCTTTAGCATTACCTGCTGAGGCGTTCTTAACTGCGGTTTTACGACTAGCCTTCTCATTAGCTACAGTCTGCCCTACTACCTGTTGACGTTCTTTCCACGTAGTGAATAGCTCATCAGCAGCTTCAGCGTCATACTGTTGATCTGCTTGTACAAAAAGCTGTGTCCGAATCTTTGATCCCTTAATCCAATCAGCAAACTTACTATCTGTCAGAATCTCTTGCATGTCAGGATGACGTTGTTGCAGTTGAGCCTGTGCTGTAGTTTGTCTGTACTGCTGAGTTTGTGCTTCAGCAGCTTTGATTGAAGGGTGATTCTTAATAGCTTTCTCGACTGCCTTGTCGGGATCAGAGAAAAAGTCTATATCTTCTTCAGGTTCTTGGGTTGCTTGTGTTGTGTCGAGTTGTGTCTGAATGTAGTTATCAACGACTGACCGAAGTTCCCCTACCTCTGAGCTTTGACGACCTAAAAGCTTCTCAGCTTCTTGATGCATCCTTACTATCTCTGCGGTAGACTTACCTTGATACTTTTCAGGGATTTCTTCTTGTTCTTGAGGAGTGTCCTCTACTTGAGGTTCCTCTTGAATTTGACTTACTTCTTGTTCGTTGTCTTCTACGTCTTCTGGACGCTCGTCTATTAGTGTTGCCATTATTAAACTCCGTGAGTATTCTCATTATGGAGGTGTATTATGCAGGGCTTCTTGGTTAAGAGTTGGCCTTGCGCTCTTGCTGTAGTTTCTGCGCTCTGTTCTTTTCCCACTGTCTAGTAGCACCCATAAAATCGCCAGATAGTGGGTCTAACTTACTTCGCACAGCACTTACAATTCTTCTTGCAATCTTATCGCAGTCTAAGCAGGGGATGTGGGTACACTCAGAATCTGTGTAGCGTTCATTCGTGTGTCCATCCTCGCAACGATACTCGTAGATAGCTCTCATTAGGCAGCTTCTTCTACTTCTTCTTCCTCTTGCATTGCTTGTTCTTCTGCTAAGTCAATCTGAGCTTCTAGGTTTAGTAGGTTAGCTATGATAGAAAGTTGGCCTTTACGGAAGTGAAGGTCTTCATTATCTTTTGCAGCTTCTACTGAGTTGATAACCATCGCATTAGACTTAAGGTCTTCCATCAGCTGCTTCCAGCCGTCTGTTCCAAACATATCTCTAATGTTACGGTAATATAGCTCAAGTTCTTTGTCAATCATACTGTTTCTCCTATTAGGACAGCGTTGTTTTAGTTAGTCTTACCTTGTTATTATAGCATAAAAGTATAAGAAAGTCAAGCTTTATTTGTTTTTTTACTTGACTTTTGTGTAGATTTGTTGTATATAGCGTCCCAGTTGCTGGCAAACTTCTTCTGGTCTGTCTTTCGCTGGGCACTTCCTTTACCACCGTGGGTCTGACCCTTCATTTCTTTACCGGCTTCTTCTTAGGAGCTTTCTTTTTCTTAGGTGGTCGTCCTACTTTACTACCGTATGTACCTGTACCGTATGGCATATCACTTCCTCTTAGCTGTTTTAGCTGCTTTTTTAAAGGCTTTAGCAGTTGGAGCGCCTTTAGTCCCGGGTTTTCTCATCTTTTCTTTAGAGCCTGCGGCTATGCGCTTGCGCTTTGCGTGGATGTTGTCATATAAACCAGCCATTACCACTTCTCCTTATCTGCCCAGTATGCTGCTGACATTTTACCTTTGGCTATGTTCTTGCCGTGTCTAGCTTTAAAACTAGCTCTTTTAGCTTTCATACGGTCAGATTCACCCGCTTTGGGTTTGCCTGCTGTCGATGCCCCTTGCTCTCCAAATCGGATGGTCTTGATTTGATCACCCTGCTTCGCCACAACAACGTGGCTTTTCTTGGGGTGGCTAGGGGTTCGCTTTGGCTTGTTATACGCACTGCCTCCTGC